CGCCCGCAGACCCAGGCACGATCCGATCCTGTCCACGCTGGTCGGCAGGCAGCCACAACTCGACGAGGTTCATCACCCGGCACCAGGTCGTCGTCAGGCTGATCCCGCCGATCGTCAGACCGCCGGCCGCCGTGTTCCACTCGAAGCCCGGCATCACACACCCGCCAGGAACTCGGCGTCACGCTGACGACGCACGACCTCGGCCGCAGTCAGGATCGGGTCGCCGGTCGTGATGTTCTGCGTCAGGTTCATGGTGCCACCCTGCAGCTGGTTGTTCGGGACGATCGTGCCCGACGTGCGTGGGACGAACATCTCCGGGCCTTCCTCGCCGACCACGTAGGACATATTCGCAGCAACCGAACCACCTCGTGCCCGCTGTGGGAATCCTGCGCCAGTGCCACCGGCCGCACCGACTGCGCCGAGTGCATTGAGCGCCGCTGCTGCCTCTTTGTTGCCGCCCAAGGCAGCCCACGCTAGGAACTCATAGGCACTGATGTTGGTTTGTGCTGCACCTTCGACTGTTTGTGCCGCAGCGATGCGCTGCTGAATAGTGATCGTGGCTGTTCGATCACGTGCCAGCTCGTCGAGCTGTGCGGCGGCAGCGATATAGTCACCCTCTGCTAGCTCGGCGTAGAACTCGGTGAGCTTCTCCGGTGGCGTGCCTTCGATGAGCGCCTGATAAGCCTCAATCTTGAAGCGGGCCTCCTCCTCGCCGGACAGGGTGATCGCCGTGTTGACCTGGTCGGGTGTCAGACCCAGCACTGTCAGATAGTTCTGGACTTGCTCCTCGTTAAAGCCGAGCTGCTCAAACTGCTTGCTGTATTCCTCACGCAGCAATGCAGCACCGAAGCGAATCTCATCGGTCGTCCGACCCTGCTCAATCAGTGTCTCAAGGAACTTGCTCGACTGGTCGCCGGCAGCCAGCACAGCATCGATGGCCTTGTTCTGCTCCTCGGTGTAACCACCGAACGCAAGCGTGGCCAGATCCAACTCGGCAGGCAGCGCACCGATGTTGGCTCGCAGGTTGCTGAAGGCGTCGCCGAGGTTTCGTGCTGCGCCGATCTCATCGTCCAGAGTGGTGCTGCGTTCGATCGCATCGGTGAAGGCACCGGCACGCTCGCCGAGTGCGTCGTAGTTGACCGTCAGGATGGCGATCTTGTCGGCGTAGTCGTCGAGGAAGCCCTGCACCTTCTCGAAGGTGTTGATCTGTTCCTCCACTGCACCGCTGACCTCTGTGCCCGCAGCGGCTTGTGCTTCAGACGCTGCAGTCTGAGCGTCTTGTGCAGCAGTAGCTGAGTTGAGTTTGCCCTCATACTCTGCGATCAGAGCATTCAGTTCTGGGAGATTCCCATCGCCAAAAGGTGCGAGACTTTCAACGTCTGCAGCCCGTAGCGCCTCAAGGGCAATTCTGAGCGTCTCAGTATCACCCGAAGCGGAATCAAGTGCGGTTCGCAGTTCGTTCAACTCAACTTCAACGCCATTGATACCGACAGTGCCGCCCGTCGAGAGTCGGCCCCCAATCAAATCCTTCAAATCACTCCAGGCGTTATCAGTCTCCTTCGTGGCTTCCAAGAGAGCATTGAGTGCATCCGTAGGAGTCTTAGCCGAACGCAGATCATCGAATGCCTTTTTCAGATCGGTGGCACTGACGCCCAAGTCCTTGAATGCAGCATCCAAGGCGAAAAACGTGCCGACCACCGATGATGCGATGCCGATACCAGCAGCAGCTTTGCCCACGTTTGTGAGGCTGCGCGTGCCGTCGTCGCCAACCTTGGTCAGCGTGTCTCGCAGCTTGATGCCCTGTCCTGCCAGAATCGACAGTCCACCGGTAGCGACGACTGCGGCAGTACCGATGCCGGCGATCTTGCCGCCCAGACTGGCATCAGCGTCAGACAGGTTTCCGAGCGAACCCAACACATCGCTGATACCGCCAACAACCTCGGCGAAGATCGGGACGAGGCCGACGCCCAGCTCAGTCTTCAGGTTCTCAAAATTGGCCTGAGCGTTACGTGTCTGGTTGGCGAGACTGTCCTGCGTCCGCAACACATCGCCTTGTGCCAGCTCGAAATCCTTGAACAGCTTCGAGTTGATTGCCAGAACCTTCTGCTGATTGGTCAGCGAACCAGTGACTTCTTCACCCGTGAGCGCCAGGTACTCGGCCTTGAGCGCCACATCCGAAATGTCGCCACCGAGTCGACGAATCGGCTCGCCTTCGCCCGCCAGACCCGACTGCAAGGCAGCGAGTGCATCTTCGACCGAGATGTCTCGGAAGGAGGAGATGTCGCCGGCCAGCTGGACGAGGTTGGTCGAGAAGTCCGCTGCCGCCGTACCAGTCAGACCAGCCTGGCGAGCGAACGCAGCGAAGCCGTTAGCCGCCTTGGTCGCTTCAGTCTTCGAGATGTTCGCAGTATCAGCGGCAGCATCGGCGAACTCCTCGAGCTTCTTTGCACCTTCCTCGCCGAACGTGATTGTGGCCGCAGACACCTGCTCGCCGTAAGCGCTCGCCGAGTCGGCCAGCTGTTTCAGTCCACCGACAGCAACCGCACCGCCAGCGAGAAGACCAGTGCCGAACGATGTCAGCCTGTTGGACAGCTTGGCGAGCTTGTCCTCGGTCCGGCCGAGCTCCCGGTCGGCTACAGCCCCGACCTTCTGGAACTCCCGGATGGCACCCGAAGCGTTCCCGTCGACCAGGATCTGGAGTCGCTCGAGGAGTGCCATGTCATGTCCCGCTGTCGTTGAGTAGTCGTAGGTCTCGCAGCGTCTGGCGTCGGGTCACGTCCGGCGGCCAGTTGAACCGCTTGGCCATGACTACGACCCAGTCGTCTCCGGGTCGTCCTCCGATTTTGGGACGCCGCCCTCGTACACGTCCGGCAGATCGTCCTCGACCATCTCGAAGATCGGCGAGTCGCCGACCAGCATCTGCGGGGTCAGCTTCTCAGGCGTCGCACCGATGTGCTCGCAGGCGATCCGGTAGACGACGAGCGCACCCTTCGCAGACGCTGCCGGTGCGACGATCACGTCGACCCACCGCTGCCCGGTCTCCTCCTCAATGATTGCGAAGGAGTCGAGGGGCAGGTCCATGAGGCGGACCTGCCCCTTGGGCGTGTTGACTGCGAACGTGGCCACCTACGCTCAGGCCTGGACGTAGTTGACGCTGGTGGACGCCGCCCAGCTGCCCGACGACTCGGCCGCACCGCCGACCGTGAGGGTCGTGGTCAGGTCGAAGGTGGCGGTCCCGAACCAGTAGGTGCCCTGATGGGCCGTCCCGGCCTGCGGGTAGAGGTAGAACTTGCGGGCCACGCCGTCGGCGACGTACCGGGTCAGGGTGCCGTCGGCGTCCCAGAACCCCGAGAAGTCGCCCTGGGCGTCACGCAGGCCGGCCACGTATGCCTTGGTCGTGTCACCGAAGGACGTGACCTCGGTGCGGTCGGCGGTCTGGTTGACGCTGAAGCTGTTCAGGTTGGCGATCGGCTGCGCCGAGCCGTTGGCAGCCGACGAGCTGTCCACGTACAGCCGGCCGTTCCGTCCGGTGATGGGTGCGGCCACTGTGGCCCTCCTGGTCTAGAGCCCGAGTGCCTGCAGTAGCGCTCGTGCGTTGTTGGGAAACGTGCGATCCTCCACCGCAGCGAAGGCCCGCTCCACTGCCATCATACGCGCCTCAGGATTGGCGATGGCCCACCGCAGCTGATCGCCCAACTCCTGCGGGTCGCTGAACGTCGGCAGCATCGGGAACACCTCGTCGGACTCCGGCCGGGACTGGCGTGCGAACCACAGGCCGCACCGTGCCATCTCGACCTCACGGGGCCCCATCGCCCAGCCGTCGGCGCTGTCGGACAGCTGACCGTTCGTCTCGGCCCGGTAGATGTTGAAGCTCGCCAGGCTGCCCCGGTAGACCTCGGCGGTCACGTCGTTGTCCACGCACTCCTCGGGCTCGTGGCCGACGAAACGCAGCAGCGACTCTGGCGCATCCTTGAAGTTCCCGCCGAACGAGACGTCCAGCCCGGACCAGTCGACCTGCTCGAGGAACGCCGCCCGACTCGGGTAGCACGTGCCGATCCATGACACATCAGCGTGATGCTTGGCAGGTGCCCGGTAGTGGACCGCCGGATCGTAGGCGTGCGGTGCGTACAGCGCCGGACCATCGCAGACCTCGGCGAAGGCGTCGAGGTTGGTCGGATCGTTCAGGACGACGCCGTCGTACCAGGCTGCCTTCTGCAGCTGCGCCTCGTCCTCGTAGGGCGACTCGGTGCACAACAGCACTACGTGGCGGTGCCGGTCCCGCATGATGTCGACCAGCTGCGGGTACATGAAGAACCCCGACACGACGATGACCAGGTCTGGCCACCAGTCGTAGCACGCCGCCTTGATCTGGCCGGCAGCCAGCTGGATCGCCTCGGTCTCGGTGTGCGCCTTGACGATCTCACCATTCCGGTCGGTGTAGGCGTAGGCGAAGTAGTCGAGGAGCTTGTCCAGCTCGAAGGTGCGCACCTGCACGCCGAGGTCGGCGAGGCCACGTGCCCAGCCACGTGCCACGTCGGCCACGCTGAAGTTCGGGCCCGGATTGACGACCAGTGCCCTCATGTCGAAGGACCGAACCGCCTGTATGCGCCAGAGGCGTAGGCCAGCCGGATGCGCTGCACCGCTCGAGGCTGGCGGGTCGTGATGCCTCGGCTCCACACCTTGAACGCCTTCGACCCAGGGTGTGCGATCGGCCCTCGGACCGGATGCCCGTAGCCCTGCGCGTACAGGTACTTGGCCTTGGCCTTGCGGTACGCACGTCCCTTGGACTTGACCGATTCGGTCCGGCCAGCCTTGCCGAGACCGATCAGGTGCGGCCCTGCGCCGTACTCGACGACCTTCCACGCACCCATCGGCCGGGCCTTGAGCAGCGCCACCGCATTGACGCCACCCTTCACGTCGAACCCCGCACCGAGACGCACGCCACGCTTGCCGAAGTTCGACATCTTGAGGTCGCTGCCCACGACCTTCTTGGCCTCGCCCAAGACCCCGTCCTTGAAGATCAACGCAGCGTCGGACACTGCCTCCCGGTTGATCTTGGGAATGTCGCCAGCGAACGCCACGAGCTTGCGTGACAGCTGCGCGCCCGAGGTCGAGGTGCCCACTACAGCATCACCGACAGCGTGATGGTGGCGGCGTAGTAGCCGACGTCGGCCACCACGAGCTCCCGGTAGTCACCGGCCCCGGACACGCTGCAGTAGCCGATGCGGTCGCCGAGCGTCGGGTCATCGTTGAACAGTGCGAACAGCGACTGGTCACTCGTCGGGCTCAACAGATCGTCGAGTGCGTGCACCTGGTCGACGTGACGCCGGGACACGACCAGCTGTAGGTCGGCCGACACTCGGGCCGTGGTGTCACCGAACGTGGCGACGTCAACCTGAAACCCGCCGAGGATGATCGCAGGTGCCCGCACGTCGTCGGGTGGCAGCCGGTAGATGTTCCATGCCGGCAGTGCGTCCTCGAGTGTGGACGCCAGCGCCGCCCTGACCTCGCCGAGTGTCGCTGCCATCAGGCGAACCCGACGTTGGCGGGATGGCGGTACGGCTGCAGGAGCTGGATCGCACGTGCAGGCATCTGGCGTTGGACCCGCACCACGCCAAACTCGCCGAAGCCCGCCACGCCTAGAGGCGCGTCAGACAGCTTGAAGACCTCGGCCACGAGGATGCGCGCAGCCTGCTTGACCTCGACCGGAACCGCCGGCCAGCCCCACGTGCCGGTGATCCGCACCAGGCCGGTCCTGCCGGACGCTGCAGGTGCCAGCGGCAGGGACACGCCAGACAGCACCCGGAGGCCCGTGAACGGCTCCGAGATCGGTCCACGTGTCGTCGCACCCTGCGGCAGCAGCTGATAGTCGGTGGCCGACAGCGTGACCTCGTAGGTGCCGTCATCGTTGTCGTCGTAGGCGACCGCCGTGGCAGTCACCAGGTCGCCGTAGGGACCGAACGTCAGTGTCTCCTGGTCGGGTTCGCAGTCGAAGAACTTCTGCGTGGCGGTCGACTGGAAGAACTGGCGACCACAGAACCGGTCGATCATGCGGGACACCGAGGTGATCACGTCGTCGAGCTCAGCGGTGTCGGACCCGGCCGACATGCCGATGTAGGACTGTGCCTCGCTCGTGGTCAGGTACCCGTTCACGACGGCCATCTGTGCATCTCCGGTCTGACGATGTAGGCGATGGTCTGCGCCATCACCACGATCCTGCCGAGGTCAACGAATCGGCGCACGTACTCGTAATCCTCGATCGAGGCGCAGTGCGGTGGACCCGGCAACATCGGCTGCTCAAGGAACAGTCTACGCCTGACCGTGAAGCTGATCCCCACGTTGCCGTGCCGGATCGGGTCGCTGCCCGGTCGTGGCACCGGCCCCAGGTCAGGGTGGAACATCGGGTGGACGACCATGTCCGCAGCTGGGTGCGGCTCCCAGTTCGCTCGGTAGGCGTCCGGGACCAGCACGTCGTCGTCGTCGAGGAACCCGACCCAGTCGCCGGTAGCGATCGCAGCCCCGGCGTTGCGAACCAAGCCGGGTGCGCCCAGGTCGACGTGCAGGTCGGCGTTCACCTCAGGATGACCGTCGGCCACCACGATCACTTCGTCCGCACACGCTGCAGCGGATGCAACCGCACGCTCAAGCGTCTCCCGGCCGATGGTCGGGATGATGATTGACAGTCTCACCCGGTCACCGGAGGACGCCAGAAGAAGATGGCCGGCAGCAGGGCCAGCGGCAGCCACCGCTCAGGGATCACGCTGCACGCTGCGAGGGCGACCACAGGCGCAGCCGGCGGCTGGTACACCCGGACCGTGTCGGTCGCCACGAGCAGCGCTGCGTAGCCGACTGCGAGCGCCGCCACCAGCTGCCACGACGGCTCCAGGAGTGCCGCAACGCCCACCGACCACGGTGCCACCATGAGCCAGAAGTTGCGCCAGCCACCGGCCTGCGCACGATGCTCGAACGCTGATCGGATCGGATGGTCGTGCACCCGGCGCAGCAGCGGCGTCGCAGTGATCGGGTCGATCTGCGGTCGGCGCACGAAGTAAGCGATCAGCGCCACCGGCAGGACGACCAGCGGCCACGGCGACCACACCCACAGTGCGATCCAGATCGGAGCCTGTTCCTTGATCGCGACGGCCCAAACAGCGAACGCGAACGCCAGCAGCCAGTTGCCATGCACGAAGCACGCTGCCGACGCCGCTGACACCGCCATCGCCGGAAGGTCGACCCCGACCGGCCACGTTGACTGCGGCTGCATCACCCCTGGCAGCGCCAGCACGAACACCGCAGCGGCGACCGACACCGGCCACGAGGCGTCCATGCCACGCGCCCACAGAGCGACCGACACGCCCAACACCGGCCACGAGAGTCCCCACACGACCCACCATGCCGCAACGTCGGACCCGCAGACAGAGGGCAATAGCCACCGCACGTTGAACGGGAACGCCACCGGTTTGCCGTCACCGGCCAGCAGGTAGCGGGCGGCGTCAGGACCGGGTCGGAACTGCATCACAGGTACCTCACGCCGAGGCCGTGCGTCGTGCCGATGAACAGCCACTCATCGTCGCAGGCTGCACGCACCGTCGGAGCCGACGTGTCGTGCATGACGATCAGCCGACTGGCGATCCGCATGGCGTGCTCCACGTCCCGAGCGGTGCCCTCCTCGGTGTGGTCGCCGTCGATGAATACTGCATCGACCCGCTGCGTCAGGCTGTCCCGGTCGTAACAGGTCGTCACGTTCTTCGGCAGGGTCGGCCAGATCGTCCGCTGCACCCACTCGTCGATGTCTGCAGTCACGACCAGCTTGGCCGTGGAGGCCAACGCACGAGTGGACACGCCTAGGCCGGTGCCGAACTCGACGACCACGAGGCCGTGCACGAGCGCTGCGAGGATCTCGGCCTCAACCTCAGTGATCGACAGGCGTGGTTTGCCAGTCGTCGGCTCGCCGGGATCGTCACTATGGATGTAGCTGCCGGTCGAGTGCGAGACGAGGTTCACTCGGCGGTGTCCCTACGTGGCGTGCCGTCGCCCATGAAGTAGTCCTGTGGCACGGGATTGCTGCGACAGTCCTCAGGCCACCACACCTTCGCACCCTTGTGATGGCCGACGTGCAGCGTCGTGTCCACGTACACCTTCCAGCCAGAGTCACGGGCCCGCAGGCAGAATGAGATGTCCTCGCCGAGCTCCCACTCGCCGGCATCGGTCGTGAACTGGTCATAGCCGAACCACGAGTGGATCGACCCGCCACGCTTGAGGCGCATGTCCTCGAGCACGTCACGGTGCACCAGTAGGCAGCCAGTGCCGGTGGCGGCCAGCTCCACGACCTGGTTGTCCTCGTAGTCGAGCATCACGTGCGTGATCGACTGCTCGTCGGGAACAAACATCGTCGGCACCGCACCCTCGGCGGTGACGATCACGCAGAGTGCCCCGAGTATCTTGATGTCGTGCTGCCTGGCACGTGCCACGAGTCGATGCAGCGTCTCGGGCGGGAACTGCATGTCGGTGTCGCAGAACCACAGCCAGTCGCACTCAGGATGGTTGTCGAGGAACTCCCGGACCAACGTGTTGCGCGCCTTGGCCAAGTTGGCACCGGCCTCGATAGCCACGTAGTTCCACAGCAGGCGCAGGTCGATCGGGTTCGGTGACTCTGGAGCCCCGAGCGCCTCCCAGGTCCGCACCGCACGCTCACGGTCCCACACGTCGAGCTCGACGTAGCTGCGCAGGAACCTCGTCGAGATGTCGTGGCCGCTGCTTGGGAACGCCAGCAGCACCTTGCCGGGATGATCGTCCATCTGCCCTCCTGTGATGGCGCGCAGATTAGCAGCACAACGACGAAGGCCGGACCACCCGAAGGTGATCCGGCCCAAGTCGGACAGTTGAAGGCGTCAGCTGAGGACGTTGGCGAGACCGGTGCCGGTCACCACGCAGGTTGCCACCGGGAACCGGCCAGCGGTGAATGCGCTGAACCCGTAGGTGACCATGCGGACGCTCAGCTGGTCGCCGAGCACCTCCTCGAAGGTCAGCCCGACCGGCGCACCGGCAGCCTCCATGTGGAGCACGTCGGCCCGACGGGTGACGATGATCCGGTCCTCGTTGGTGCTGGCCCCGAGGTTCGTCGGGATGCCGGCGTCGGTGATGACCGGGATGCCGACGAGGCTGCCGACCACGCCGTAGCCCGCTGCGCCGCCGTTGCCCTGGGCGTTGAAGCCCGGACCGTCGACCTGCACGAAGGGGCGGTTGCTGGTGTCGCTCGCAGCGCACAGGAACGCCCAGCGGCGTGGGTGCATCACGATCAGGTCGGCAGCGGCGAACCGGCTGGCGTTGACCTTCCCGACGGCGTTGTGGATCGACGTCATCAGCGCAGCACCAGTCGTCCCGGTGAACGCTGCGGTCTGCACCGAGGTGGTGTTGAGGATGCCGAAGTGGCCACCCGCAGCGCCGGTGCCGGAGATCGCCGAGACGTTCGTCTTCGTGGCGTACTCGGCGAACAGGTCGGCGAGGATGATCTCGGCGATGCCGGTGCCACGCTCGACGGCCTGACGTGACACGACCTGCTGACCGGCGAACGTCCGCACCGGGACGCTCAGCGTGTCGGTCACCATCGTGGTGTTGGACACGCCCGTGTTCTGCGTCTCCTGTGCAGCCACCGAGGTCGACGTGGTGCCCCGAGGGATCTCCAAGGTCATGCCGGCGTCGGGCAGCGGCAGGCTGGTGACGTTCGACAGGAACGGGCGACCGGACTCGAGGTTCGCTGCGTAGAGCTGCGTCAGGTACTGCGGCACGACCAACGCACCGAAGTTGCCCGTGGTCGACCTGTAGTCGACCAGCGCCTCGCCCCGTGCCCGCTCGACACGGGCCTGCGCCTCGCCGTCACGCTGGAACTGGGCACGGAACGCGTCCTGCAGGAAGTTGTGCGGGCTGTCGGGACGGTAGGTCCGCTCCTCGCGCCCGACCCGGACGGTCGGCACGCCGATGGCCTTGCGGGCCTCGTCGGCCTTGGCCTTGCGCTCGTCGAGCTCGACCAGCTCGGCCTCACGGACCGTCAGCTCGTCGATGCGCTCGTCGATGGTGCGGAGCTCGGCGCGTGCGGCGTCGAACTTGGTCGCCTCGTCCTCGGTCAGCTCGGAGCGACCCTCGGTCTCGGCAGCGGACAGGATGGCCTCGACGGCCTCGGCCGCAGCGTCTCGGTCGTCGAGCGCCTTGGCGATCAGGGAGCGGATCTGCTCCAGCATGATGTACCTCACAGGGTTGAGATCGGATGGGATCGACCGGGTGACCTCTCGGTGCTGGTCCCGTGGTGGCCCTGGTGAGCTCCGGCGGGATCAGCGGCCGATCGTCGGCGCAGTCCTTGCGTACAGACTACCTGCGTCGCTTCGACGCATCGACACTCGCCAGACGGCGAGCCTGCGCGACGCTGAGGCCACCGGCCTTCGGTGCGTCGTCTGTCGTCTCGGCAGGCTTGTCCTCGCTGCGCAGCTTCACGACCGTCGCCGGGTTCGCCGGGAAGGTGACCAAAGAGACGTCGTACAACTTGACCTCGGAGATGGTGCGCTCCGAGTAGTGCTTGTTCCACTCGTCACGCACGACCCGGAACGCGAAGCTCATCTGATCGACGTCGCCTCGCTCCATTGCTGAACGCACCTCAGCGGCCGTCGGGTTGCTCGGGTCCAATGTCGCCCGGACCTTCAGGCCGATGTCGTCGGACTCGAGCTCGAGCGTGCCGGACTTCGTGCGAGCCAACGGCAGACCCTCGTGGTTGGCCAGCAGACGGACGTCGGCTTCCATCGCAGACTTCTTGGCTGCGCCCGGTGCGATCACCTCGGTGAACCCGCCCATGTCGGGCCCGCCGGCGATGTCGTAGGCGTAGTCGTAGACCGTGGCGTAGCCCTCGACGACCGGCATCCCGTCCTCGGTCTGGCGCAGCTCGAGGTTGTGGACGTGTCGGACCTCACGGTCGGGCACGGTCACGCCGTGCTCGGAGCGTTCGTACTCGGTCATGGACTCCATCGTAGGTGTCTCCATCATCGGCATCGGCACGACGTCGGCAATCGGTTCGTCGGCCGCAGCGGGCAGCAGCTCGGCCGGGATGATCCACAGTTTGCAGATCCCTTCCGGTGCGATGTCACCCTCAACGACCTCGCAGCCACGTGGACCCTCGTAGAAGATGCATGACGAACAGACCATGCCCTCGTCTGCGAACGGCGACTCTGCCACGTAGTGCGAACCGTCCGCACCGACTCCTTGCGTGTAGGGCCCGAATAGATCGACGACCGATTCGATCGCCTCATACTGCGCCAGCTGGCGTGGCGTCACAGGGTAGATGCCTTCCTCGCCGTTGCGTTCGTTCATGTCGTCACTCCGTTCGGCATCGATGATCCCGGTCGACCAAGTGCGTCCCGGATCACCGCCCCAGGCGTCCCACGCCACCCGACCCGGAGTCGGATAGCCCTCCTCGCCGCTGTTGAACCCTTCGGCGTCCCGGTCGCTGGCGTGACGACCGAAGTAGCTCGCCATCCGGCCGATCGTCTCCCGGCTCACCGGCTCACCATTCGCCAGCTGCGATGCACGCGCCCGACCGACGTCGGTGAACCCGTCGCCCGCGAGACCCTCGGCGATCCACTCCAACGCCCGAGCGGCCGCATCCTGCACACCCTGCGGCGGCTCGTAGGTGTCGTCGGCAGCGCGCTCGTCGTCCTCGGACTCGGCCATGTAGAGCGCAGACATCTGATCGTCGGCGTCGGCGTAGCTGGCGTGGCAGCCCTCCAGCTCGCCGTCGCCGACCTTGTGCACACCGAACGGCCGGGATGCCGGACATGCAGGATCGTCCTGCACGATCTCCCACGGCATCAGGTCACCGCCTCGTCCTCGACCGAGTCATCGGGTGACTCGTCCATGTCGCTGTCTTCTGCGATCGGGAAGGCCCGGTACGGAGGCCACAGGTAGTCATCGCCGTTCTCGATCGGCGGCAGATCCTCAAGTGCACGCACCTCGTTGATCGACATCCAGCCGGACCGAATGGCGCTGCCGTGCGCGTTGTAGCGAGTGCTGAGGTCTGAACGCAGAACGCCATCCACATTGAAGCGCACACGCTCCGGTGTCGGAACCAGCGCAGACAGGCCGTCCTCCAGTGCCACCAGGTACGGCATCAGACCGAACGTCAAGAAGTCCTGGCTCCGCTGCTCCCGGTTCGCATACGTCACCGACGAACCCGACGTCGCACCACCGATCATCTCCGGTGCGATCCCGTAGAGACGTGCGATCTGCTCGACCGTGAACCGCTGGGCATCGAGGAACTGCGCTTCGTCGGGTGCGACACTCACCCGCTCGTAACGCAGACCGGCACCGACCACCATCGGTTCCCGGTTGCCGGCGGTCGACCGCACGAACGCAGTCTTGATGCCCTGCGCCTGATCGGCACTCAACTCGGTGTCGCTGTAGAGGATCGAATTCGGTGTCCCGCCACCGTGGAAGAAGTCGCTGCCGAACCGCTCAGCGCTGAGACCCGCAGCGATCGTCTGCTTGGCGTGCTGGATCGGCGACAGACCGAACGGCTGACCGGGCATCGTGAAGATCGGGACGTGCCACAGCGGACCGTTCGGCCAACGCTCCAGCTCGACACCATCGACGACCGCACGCCAGTAGCGATCCTCCTCGGGACGCCACTGCACCAGGCCGGGGTCAATCAGCTCCACCGAGGTCGGGTAGCCGTTGCTGGCGATCGACGTCACCAGCCCGTAGGTGTTGCCGGCGGTGAGCAGCGACGACCACGCCTGATACAGCCACGTCGACAGCGTCGTCTCCGGCTGCGGCATGTCGAACAGCGGTGACCTCGTCACTTCGACCGTCTGCCCGTTCCGGTTGCGCTGCTGGTCGAGCGGCAGGGTGCTGCCCAACCCGGCGAGCAGACGCACGCACGCCCACACCGCCGACAGGCGCATCGCCGAATCGGTCGTCACCTCGGCAGGCACGTTCCCGTACCGGCGGCGGTCGTTCACCAGGTCGATCACATCGGCGGCGGTGATCGCACGCTCCTCGACTCCACTGCGCCTGAACAGGCCCATCAGTCACTCTCCAGAAACCAGCCGACCAGGACGCACGCCACGCCGGTCACCGCCAGACCGAGGATCGGCGAGAGCAGCCACGCAGCGACACACATTGCGATGAGGCCGACGATCTCGAGCGCAGTCGCAATCCAGTCCATCGGTCCTCGGTCAGTAGGCGAACACAGGCGGCGAGACCGGTTCGGCCTCACGCTCCAGCGTAGTAGCGCCCCACAGTGCCAAGGTCGCTGCCACCAGCGGCGAGATGTCGACCGACGAAGCCGACCTCGACCACGCCCACGCATCACCCAACTTGCGGGTCGCCGCAGCCGCCACCGCAGCGTTCATGTCGGCCTGATCGGTGTGGCACACCTGGCGGTTCACGATCGCGTCGTACAGCCGACCGCAGGCTGCGGCCATCTGCCGGTGCGACGTCACCTCTACCCGGATGCCGGCAGCCTCGAGGTCCGGCACGAGAGTCGACGCCGGGCCGACCGCATCGACGACCACCGCCACCGGCCGGTACTGATCCCACAACTGCATACACCGAGACACGACCCACTCGGTGCCCGCACGCCGGTCGGCGAGCTCGAACACCGCACCGTCGGACACGGCGATCGACGAGACCGACCGGTCCGGCGACACGTCGAGTGCGAACACGATGTCGTCGGTGCCCGGTGAACGATCCGACACGCACGCCTCCCAGCTGCGCTGCGGGATCTTCGACGCCATCACCTGCGACGTCCACCGGTTCAGGTACGCACGCTCGAACTCGGCCGGTTCCTTCGACACCTGTTCGGCGGCGATCGACTGCTCGGTGACCGTGTGGCCGAGACTCGGGATGCACGAACGCCACGTCTCCGGATCGTCAGGCGCAGCCTCCGGGTCGGCCGACCACTCGAAGTACGCCAGGCCCGACGTCAGATCGTCCCGCACCGCATCCCGACCACGATCCACCTTCGCCTTCAGGTACGTCGAGTCCGCATGGCCAGCCGTCGAGATGATCCACATCTGCGGGTTCGTCCTCGTGATCATCGCCGGACTGAAACCCTGGTCGAGCCGGAAGTCTTGGAACTCGAACGCCTCATCGACGACCGCCAGGTCGATCTGGCGACCGTGGCCCGCACGATCGGTCGGCGACAGGACCTCATGCAGCGAACCGTTGTGCCAGCGGATCGACTCGTCGCCATTCGAGTAGCGGACATCGAACGCCGACGCCAGCGGCGACTGGTTCAACGCCGGCACCTGATCGTCGCGCCACTTCTTGCGTGCCGCCTGCCCGTCCTGCGCCGTGTAGACGATCCGGCAACCCGGCTCGTGCAACGCACGCCACACCATGACCGCCAACAACAGCGTCGTCTTCCCGGCCTGGCGGGGCACCGTCACGACCACATCCCGGTACACGAACC